AGCGATAAAGCTTTAGCCTGGAAGGAGAAGAATACTTGGTTTGGAAATGACAAAGTTATGACCAATGCCGCTTTTACAATCCATGATGACCTAGTGGCCATGGGTATTGATGTAGAAAGTGACGAGTATTATAATGAAGTTGATAAACGAATGAAGGATAATTTCCCTCATAAGTTTGCAGCTTCGGAAAAACCAGCGCAGCCTAAGCCCGTCCAAAAGGTTGCATCAGCTGGCCGAACGCAAGAAGGACGCAGAACTGTGAGACTCACCAAATCACAAGTTGCTATTGCAAAAAAATTAGGGGTGCCACTAGAAGAATACGCTAAATTCGTGAAGGAGGGAAAATAACATGACTAGCGAGAATAAAAGAACTTCACGCGCATCAATGGAAAAGAAACCATTGAGAGCCAAACCTTGGGTCGCTGCATCCAGTTTAGATGCACCACCTGCGCCAGAAGGCTTTATCCATAGATGGATCAGAACGTCTGTAACAGGACAAGAAGACACCAGAAATGTGATGAAGAAGCAAAGAGAAGGCTGGGAATTTGTGAGAGCAGAAGAGATTAAAAATCAATTAGGCGATCATGACTATCCAGTTATTCAAAAAGGGGATCACGCAGGTTTAATTGGTCATCCAGACTGTTTGTTGGCAAGGATCCCGATTGAGGTCGCAGAAGCAAGAAGAGAATATTTTGCACAAATGACGCAAGATAGAATGAATGCTGTTGATAACGATGTCATGAAGGAGCAAAGACCAGAGATGCCTATTAATATTAATAGACAATCTCGCGTTACTTTTGGTGGTGGTTCGAAACAATAATTATTTTGTAAGAGCAACCAGAGAGTAACTGTTTAACTTTAATAACTAGGAGAAAAAACAAATGGCTAATGTAGCAGAAAAGTTCGGGCTGAAGCCCGTAAGAAAACTAGATGGCTCTCCGTTTATTAATGCACAAAACAGATACAGAATCGCGGCTAATTACGGTACGCCAATTTATCAAGGTGACTTGGTAAAACCTGTTACAGGTGGTGGAATCGAAAGAGCAGTAGCGAATACTTCTGATCTTGTTGTTGGTGTATTTAATGGAGTGTTCTACACAGACCCTACTACTCAGAAGCCAACTTATAAAAACTATTATCCTGGTACAGTTAATGCTAGCGACATCGTTGCTAACGTTATCGATGACCCGAATGTAGTTTACAAAGTTGACGCTGATGGAGCGTTTGCTGTAGCAGACATCTTTAAAAACTTCGCAATTACAAATGCGACAGGGAGCACTTTAACTGGTATTTCTGAAGTTCAATTGGACTACAGTGTATCAGGTTTAACAACTTCTGGGACAGTCCTTCAAGCTGTTGATATTTCACAAGATGTATCAAACAGCACTGCAGGTTCTGCAAACGTAGACGTGTTAGTTAGAATTAACAATCACTTCTACTCTCAGGGTACAGGCATATAATAGGAGAATAAAATTATGGCTATATCACGATCACAACTAGTTAAAGAACTAGAGCCAGGTTTAAATGCACTATTTGGCCTGGAATACAACAGATACGACAACGAGCACGCAGAAATCTTCGTAACAGAAGCATCTGACAGAGCTTTCGAAGAAGAAGTTATGTTATCTGGTTTCGGAACTGCACCAACAAAAGCTGAAGGCGCTGGTGTAACTTTCGATAACGCAACAGAATCATACACTTCAAGATACTCACACGAGACAGTAGCTCTCGCGTTTGCTATCACTGAAGAAGCAATCGAAGACAATCTATACGACAGATTAGCAGCTAGATACACAAGAGCTTTAGCAAGATCTATGTCTCAATCGAAACAGATCAAAGCAGCTAACGTTCTTAACGGAGCTTTCACTACTCAATTAGGTGGTGATGGTAAACCTTTGTGTGCTACTGACCACCCATTAGCAAATGGTGGGACATTCAGAAATGAATTGTCAACTGCAGCAGACTTGTCTGAAACTTCACTAGAACAATCGCTAATCGACATTGCAGCGTTTGTTGACGAAAGAGGATTAAAGATCGCTCTTCAAGGTAGAAAAATGATAATTCCAAAAGAATTACAATTTACTGCTGAGAGAATCTTAAGATCACCTTTATCAACAACTGCAGGTGGAACTGGTGATGGTACTTTTGCGAAAAACGACATTAACGCAATCATGAACATGGGAATGATTCCAGAAGGTTACAGAGTTAATCACTTCTTAACTGACACGGATGCATTCTTCATCATGACTGATGCGCCTAATGGTCTTAAACACTTCGTAAGATCGCCAATCAAAACTGCGATTGAAGGTGACTTCGACACTGGAAACGTAAGATTTAAAGCTAGAGAAAGATACAGCTTCGGCTTCTCTGACCCTAGAGGAATCTTCGGTTCTCCAGGAGCGTAACCGATATATGTTAGGGGCGGTCTTTACTGCCCCTAACAATTAACTTAAAATAGGATTATTATGAGTTTTAAAAGCGATATTCAAGCTACAAGATTTACAGCATCAACGACAACAGCCGTTGTTGCTCCAGCAACACGACTAAGAGGTGTGATTGCTACAAATAACGACACAACTAATATTGGAACAGTAGTCTTAACTACAACTTCACAAGCAGGACCTAACCTATTTCAAATAGATGTTCCAGCGGGTGACGTGATTAACTTT